ATCTTTAACTGACTTGGCAAACCCGTCATTACCTGAGAATTTTTTAACTGCTTCATCTACACCCGTTACCACAGCCCCAGTTGCAGAACCTGCACTGAAAGCGAGTAGACCAGCTCCTAAAGCTGCCATGGTAGCAGCAACACCAGCTACATTAGAGACTGACATACCTGGTAGGTCTGCAATAGATAGTAACTCGGATATATTAGTTTTTATTTGGTCAGTCCAACCATTGGACTCAAACTTGTCTATAGCAGCTTGACTTAAAGCCGCGGTGGTTGAACCTGCAGCAAATACCATTAAACCTGCACCGATAGCAGTTAATGTACCGAATACTTTAGCTGCAGCATTTTCATCAGCATCTAACCTAGAAATTCCTAATAGGTCGTCAACATTTTGGACTATTTTCTTGCCGTCCATATCCTCTAGGGTCTTAATTAAGAATGCACTAGAAGCAAATACAGCGGCTACACCTACAGCGGCCGCACCTACACCTAATCCAGCACCGCCTAACATTTTGCCGAAACCGCCCATCATGCCGCCAGCAGATGAACCGCTACTACCACTTGAATTTGGTATACCAGATGCGCGCATTTCTTTTAATTCATCTCGGATTTCTTCAAAGATGCTTGATCTTTCTCTGGAATCTTCTTTGTCGCCTAGTTTATTGGCATTCATTATTTCAAAGAAATTTTCAAAACCGGTATTAACACTATCACTCATATCCAAAGAAGCTTGTTGGATCTTTTTCATCTCCAATAAGTGCCTTCTAGTATTTCTACCATCGCGCTCTATCTCTGTGGTAGAGGCGTTATTGGCAGTCATCAGTTCAACTAGTTGTTCTAAACTGGCGCCATTCTCTGGGGGTGTAGGGTTATCTTTCATCGGTCATTCCTATTTTTTAGAGTATGCTTGTGCACCAAAGAATGCTGCTACAATACCAGCTACGGCTACAAAATATGTTGGTGCCATACTACCTAGTGTTTTTTGTGCTTCATCTAATCCTACTAATGATGCAAGTACTACTGCAAATGGATATAATAACAATCCAAATAAAGCGAACCATGTCATCTGACGCTGGGCATCTCTCATAGCATCGTTGTCTTCAAGTTCTTTTCTTTTGAACTCTAAGAACATATCATGCTCTTCTTTAGACACCTTGCCATCACCATTAGTATCGGCTGGGTGTGTTTTATTTTCTTCGGTCATTACTTTCCTCTGTATCCACTAAAGTTTGGATTTCTGTTTCTGTTTTAAATTTTCGTCTTCTATATATTGTTTCAATAGAGCAACATATATCTGCCTCTCCCATGGTATCATATCTTCTAGTTCAGTTAAACTATAATGATGATGTTGCATTAAAGCAAAGTTGGTTTGATAAAAGTTTTCTAAACTTTCATGCGAGAGGCCTATGAAAAAAAACTATTAAGTCCTTTCAATTCAACTTCGTTATCCAACTTACACTTGCTACATAAAAAACTAGTACTATATGATACACTTGGAGTGTCCTGGAAAAATGCTTGAACTAATTTAAATTGTTCTGAGCTTAAACCTTCAATGAACTCTACTAAGTCAACTCGTTTCTCTGTCTTTGCATTGTATACATTATCATTGTCAAAGATAGTATCAATACAATCAACTACAAGATCCATAATACCTTCAACCGATCCTAGATTTTCAGGGTTTATCTTAGAGATAACATCAACCGATGGATACCTCATCTTAACCCCTACACCATTCTCGTCACCGAATAGAATAACACCATCGGAATCTTCTGGTTTACTAACCTTAATATCATCAATGTTAATTGACAATGGATTCATTGTAGCACACTCATCGCCTTTACATTTAATTTGTATTTTCATCTCTTCGCCAACAGATTTTGCTCTCAGCTGTAAGAATAACATTTCAATATCAAATACAGTTAATTCGTCTAATGAATCTAATTCAAAACAGGTCTGTATAATAGTTCTTACTGATTGACTTATTTGCACAGGGTCATTGGACTCTAGTGCTATCATTAAAACTTTTTCTTCTTTGACCAAATAAGGTCTCATATTTAGCTTTTCCCCAGTACTCGGTAATTCAACCGTATATCGTGGAACAGCCATCTTTGGTAATGCCATTATAATCTCCTAAATTATATAAGACCAGAAGGCAACGCGCTTCTAAATGCGGACATTGTGGATGACAACGGCCCCTCTGGTACATAGTTATCGTAACTAAATGTTACATTAATTTTCTGGACTGCACTTTCACTATTATTGTCCAGAGTGATCCCAGTTACTGTAGTAGGAAAGGCTTTCTCTAACCTAACTCCGTATACTGGAATATTCTTTTCATTCAACTGCTGTATAACAACATCTGAAGTAAAATCTTCTTTAAATTTTGCACGATATGATCCTGAGTCAAAGACTGATTCTAACCAGCTATCGAATACTGTTTTCATATAGTAATCATTGGTCAGTAAAAATGAACACGTCACATCTTCATTTATAAAAGAATACGGTATCTTTACTGCCTGCTTTTCTGCTTGATAATCTAATGTTGTTATCTGTCGGCCGGGTAGTGTTACATTCTCACATAATAGAGAAATATCCCTAGGGTCATTAATCATAGATTTAAGTCCACCACCAGATGTAAGTGCTCCTAATAGTCCTTGTGCACTTAATAGACTACCTTGTGGGGGTGTAAAGAAAACTTGGAATCTATTTGCCTTTGCAAGGCCTCCACGTTTACCTATTGTACTTTTTAAATTATCAATGGACATTATTTACCCCCTTGGTAAACTTTTCTTGAATTAGCCCAGGCAGACCTAGCACTCTTCTTCTTAAATTGTTGTATTGGTAGATATATTGCTGTCTCCCAATCTGTCATAGGTACTCTTGACATCTGAGACTTAACGTGTGATACCAAATATCTTTTAAAGCATGGCTCGAATTCTTTGTACTTCTTAACACCATTTAATAGATCATATGTTAATCTGTTTAAACGAGTATCTGGTTTTAAATCTTTAGGTGCGAGTTTAAATAATTCATTTAATAATCTTGCACGAGCAACAGGGTTTACATAATGGAGATTTAATCCATAGAATCCGCCTGGTGCTGGCCCTACAATAATAGTTAATGGAAATTTATCGTAATAAGGTAGAGTATCTTTCGTCTTAGGGTCATAGAAATACATAATCATATCACCCACACGAATTTTAGTCTGCTTCTCTAATGCATCATCCTTAAGAAGTTTACCTCTTGCAGGAATAGCGAGTTCTTTCACCTTATTGGTAAACCATTCTTCTGATTTAGGAGTCCTAGATTGGATCCCTGCTCTGAATGCCGCGGCACTTAATTTATCGAATATAGACATACTACTATTTATACTATCCCTTTATTAGTTTAATACCAAGATTGGTTAAAGTGTCCTCGGTCCACACTTGAAACTTCCATCCCTTATGGTCTGCATATTGTTGTGCAGCTTCCCACTTGGATGTATTCTTAATGTAAGATGTAACCTCATTAATATATCTCTTGGTTTTACGAGCACCTTTCTTGGGTGGCATTGTTTGACTCTTTGGTTTAATCTCAATTAATATAATCTCTCGGTTATCAAGCTCGATTAATAAGTCTACATAGTACCTATGAAGTTTGTTATCTGTTTTACACTTATACGGAACGACAACCTCTTCACTATTCCATTTCTTAACTCTAGGATTGGACTCACACCATTTAAATGCTTGTCTCTCCCATAGTGAACGATAAACGACTGCACTGGCATCACCCATATACTTTCGTTTGTCTTTAATTGTGTATTTCCCTCTGTAAGCCATTATAAATACCTTTATAGTAAATTATTATTTATAAGGGTAATTGTCCATGGCTACAACAGATCTAGATTCATCCGCACCAATATGTTTTCCCGCGTCTCTTAGAGCAAAGGCGGATACTGGAATGCCTCATGTTAGATTCATGATCGCGGCAAAGTCGGGTGAGCCACCAGGCGCTTCGGTACATCTTTTTATTCCTATGGGGTTCTCGGTACCAGACGCTGCAGCATATACTAGTATTGATTTAGGTATAACTGGTGGTTTAGAAGGCGTAATGTCCGCTGATAAGACTGTAACGGACGCTGATGCAAAAGGACTAATGGCTGATACGGCTGGCCTTGTAGTGGCATCGGTTGTTCCTCAAGCAGGTGGTATAGGAGCAATGGCCGGTGGACTAACTAGATTAAGAGGTGGTATTGCATCTAACCCATATACAGAGACACAATATACTGGAAGTGGTATTAGGTCTTTCGGCTTCACCTTTAAACTTGTCTCAGAGAATAGTAAAGAAGCTGATATAGCACTAGTAATTGAAAACTTCTTTAGAGATAATATGTATCCAGAGTCCTCTGGAGCAGCACAATTAAAATATCCAGAGAGATTTAAGATTGATTTCTTTAACGGCGAAGATCCAAATAAATTTATGCCACACATTAAAGAATGTTATCTATTAAGTTTGCAGACCACATATAACTCAACTACTAATGCATTTCACGATAAAGGACAACCAGTAGAGATTGATATAGCACTTACCTTCCAAGAAGTTAAAGCTCTTACACGCGAAGAGTTATACGCAGTAGTACCTAAAGAGAAAGGAGAAGAGTAATGGCATTTTTTAAATTATTTCCAAAAGTAGGATATGACTTAAATAAATCTGGCATATTACAGAATGTTGTTAATATATACAGATCTGTTAGGCCGCTGAGAGAATTTATTGATGATGTTGCTGCATATACTTTCTATGAAATAAAAAATGGAGAAAGACCTGATATTGTTTCTCAAAGATTATATGGAACTCCCGATTACTATTGGACATTCTTTATTATTAATGAATATCTACATGATGGACTTGCCTCATGGCCTATGTCACAAGAAGATTTGCATGAGTATATGATAACAGAATACGATGGGTTTGCGATTACTACTCAACCTGTTATCAGAAGAAATTCTGACCTATTAATTACCGACCATGAAAATTCTTTATCTGGTAGATTTAAATTGGGAGAAACACTTACTGGTTCTACTAACTCTGCC